GTTTGAGTTATTCCAATACTTCCGCTTGTTATAAATGAACTAGTCTGATTATTTAAAACATAATACGAAGCAGATACAAAGTTTGTGGCCCAACTAGCTGTACCAAACAATGATCCTGTAAATCCGTTTGTTACAAATATAGATCCCGTTACAATTAATCCACTACCAGATATAAGTAAACTACCGCTTATAACTCCGCTTCCTGAAAAGGGGAATCCCGAACCTGCTCCACCGGATGATCCAGGTGGGCCCGTTGGGCCTGGTGGGCCGACTGTTACAATTCGCACAGTGGATATTTCCGATGCTGGAATTGTTATATCATTGGTAACTCCATTCGTATTAATAGTAACAGAGCTATTTTGACTTGTCACCGATACCGAATTTGCATCCGATGATATTATATTTAATGATGTATCTGCCATTGTTAACGTGTTACTTCTTTACTTAGTTTTATTGTACCTTGTAATAATCTTGTTACCAAACTTCCGGTTTGCAATTCCAAATCATATACTGCCGTATCAAAATGTAATGCCGATGAAGATGCGGCAGATATATATACTCCTATCGTTCCAGATGTTGGTGAATTTAGATTGCTTGAACCGCTAAAATTAAGCCCCGTCCCATCGCTATTTAAAGAACTTGATATATAAAGATATGAAGTTTTTGTATTATCTGCATAATCAGGTCTTATTTGCATTCTAGCACTATAACCAGTCAAATTAATAGCACTACCACTTGCATTTTTATATTGTAATTCAAAATTAACAGTTGTTCCCTGTTCTATTGTAAAATTATATTTTCCAGCTGCCATATTATTATTTTATGTATAAATATTTTATTATAAATTTATAAACTTACCGATAATAGTAATTGTATCGCCAATTGCCGCATTTAGACTTGTAAATGTCAAATTATTATTTGTATATGTTACTACAAAATCCGAACCCTGTGTCAATAGAGTATTTGTATTTTTATAAACTTTTATATCGTATCCAATACTATTTGCGGTCAAACTCGTAGTTATACCGCCAGCTATAATAACTGGTGGTGGGATTAGTTTAATAACAGAAAAATTTATTGTATTTGCAACCGATACAGTTGCGGTATTTGTTGTATTTATGGCAAGATAGTCTACAACATCTTTATTTGAATTATAAGATGATTCATTTACTAAAAGGTTTTCCAATCTACCATTTGCCGTCAAATCCACTTCATTTGAAATAATAAGTTTGCTTACGTTGAATCCCTTTTTAGTTGTACTTTCACCATCAAATTGTTCAGGTAATAAATATGCTTTAACATTCAAATTAAATTCTACACGATTAATACGCTCAGTACCTTCGCCAACTTCATTTACAATTGTGTAATCAGTAATAGTTGTATTAAATTTGAATTTTGTTTTATCTCCCCAATATTCATCGGATGCCCATGTTAAAGATTCAACTATCGTATTAAGTTGCTCTGTAAATGATGCCCAACCCATACATTCATAATTTATATCTACATAGTCTGGCATTGTTACATTATAAATATCATATTTTGGCGATACACCTGTCATTAGTCCAAATCTATCATAACGATTATCTTTAGACCATCTCGTAATGGCTTGATATGATACATGTCGGTTTAACATTGGCATTGAATCATTTTTTGCAATGGTCGTTCTTCGTAACATCATTATTGGTAATTGTATCTTACCATGTATATCTCTATATACACCTTGTCTACGAGCTCCGTTCCATCTTTCCGAATTACCATATATTACTGGTATCTTTATAGATATCCCATTATCGTCTAATTTTGGTAATACAACATCTTCCAAATATGTGAGCATGGCAGAATCAACATCAAATAAAGTTACGCTCTGCTTAACATCGTTTGCTTCACGTTTTATTTGAAATATTCTATCGGTTTTTCTTAAAGGATTTTGTGCCATATTAGTTTATTCTTGCTTCTATATTAAGATTAGATTTAGAAACCATAAATGTTTGACAAACGATACTGAAACTAAATTCTGGCAATCCACCACTATATTGTATTTCAGTTGTATTATCAATTTCAAAATATGCCTCATTAAAAAATATAACATCACCAATTTCAGGATATGTATTCTTTTCTTCACACATCCATCTATCCAATCGGAACTCTATATTCTGATCAGTTTCTGGGCCAAACCCTTCGTATCTTGCAGATTCGGGGTCTTTATTTATTAATGCATATAGTTGTACACCCTTATGCCATGTCTTATTCATAGACTCGCCATATAAATTTACGCGTGTTTCTGTTAAATTTACTTTATATAATACAATAGCATTTTGTACTACGGCATCGACTACTTCTCTAGCTATACCTTTAAAAAATGCAACATCTCGATTTGATATAAATTTTGGCATATTATCCTACATATATTTTAAGTGGTATTGCTTTTAACATTTCTTGATGTACTTCTACTTCATTTTTTCTGTTTTCCAATTGCTTTGCTCTCGTCAACTCTTCAAGGTTTTCTCTTAATTGTGTCACTAAGTTATCTTTCTCAACTTGAGCCTCACTTCTTAAAGCTGCACCATCTAATGAAATAGTTGCATCTGGTACTGGGATTTCATTATACTTTTCTCTAATTGCACCAAGTAATTCTTTTGATAATGCTAATGTATATTTTCGTATCCATTGTCTTCCAACATCATTTATATTAGCATATTGAATAAAGTCGTATTTAATATCGGAATAATCGGATACCACACTTCCTTTTACAATTGTAGAGTTATTTTCAAAACTTTCTCTTTCAAAATAGTCAAAATAAAGTCGTGTTAATGATGGCGACATTTTTGATGGAACTGGAAATACCGTAATTGTATTATTTACTATATTAAATGTATATGCCGATTTACGAATTGTATCATTAAATTCAATTTGTTGCATTCTTAATACATCTTCATAAAGTGGCATCATTAAGAATTGTGCAGCGGGCGAATAGTTACCAAATCCCAACTCACTAATTAGGTTTAACGTACCTTGTGCACCGACTGAATATGGGTCAAAGAAACGAGTAATAGCGGGTGGTGCATCATAATACACCTTAACAACATCCCTAATAATATCAGCATCGAGTGGTTCGTTGGTAGTGGCATCAAATGTTGTTTGTGTTAAATCATAAGTTTGTACAGATGGTTGTAATTTTATATAAGCTTTTTTATAATCCGTTGGGCCACCAGCACCGACCAATGTACCATATGCTTGCGACATACGAAACGCAGATACTATCGCCGAGCCTTCAACTAATTTTTGAGTATAATTTGTTCCAGATTTTCTACCTATTAGTTTATCAAGATTGTTTCGGATATTAAACTGATTTACCTGTGCCGAATACTCCGATACTGCTTCTTCAAAGCATGCATAGAATTGTTCATCTATTAATTCGACATCAATAATCGGATATCCTAATCGCTTGGCACACCATACTGCCATTCTTGGTCCTTCATTTTGAAAATCAGAGTCATCATCGTATAGTGCAAATGGAGTATTGCCAAATATAGCAGAACCACTTCCAGGCCATTTTAAGTTTAAAGACATATAATTTGAGAATTATGATTATTATTCTCTTATAAATATAAAAATTATTAAGAACTACTTATAAATCTTCCATTAGCATCTTTTAATAAGTTTCTGTTCTTTAACCACTGGCGCCTTTCTTCGTATAATCGGGTTCCTTCGGTATCGCCATTCCTATCTATAAACCAATCTAATGAGTATCTACCCTTTGCTTTTTCTTTTTGTAGTTCCTTTGTATTATCTGAATGAGTTTTGCCATGCATTCTATTTGATTGATTTATTTTTTTCATTTTTTCAACAAATTCCGTATACTCATTCGTATCTTTTCTATCTTTCCATAAATTACCACCCCCACCGGCGTATGTATCATTATACCCAGTTTTTACTGAATTATATGCGATTATCAATTCTTCTTCTATTTTTTGAGAAATATCGGCATCAACTTCGCATAGTATTTCTTTTTTAAAATTATCCCAACCATATTTACGAATTGCTCTATATAAAGAATTTGATTTTCTATTAATCATAGCATTATGCTTATGTTGATTCAATCTTGTTTGAAAATCATTCGTCCTACCAATGTAAACTTTACCTTTTGGCGATGTGAGTTTGTATATAATATCCATAAAACTATTTTATATAAATATACGGAATTTTATGGAAAAGGCAAAATAAAAGGGAGAATTTCTTCTCCCTTCTACTTATAATACTCTAAATACTATTAAAGAGTGTTCAAACCTTCGATTACGATTTTACCGTAAAATTCGGGTCTAACTATCTTCTTAGCGTAACGAGTCATAACTCCACGTCTAGGAGTGAAGTTAGTTGGGTCGTACACTAAAGGAGTCATAATCAATGGAACATATGGAGCATATACAGCACCTGTTTCAAAGAAGTTACTTCCTTTAAAGCCTAATAAGATAACGTTTTCCGTCATATACGGGTTCTTATAAACATCAAAACGATTAGAGATTGCACCAATTTGTGATACACCTGCTGCGAATTGAAGAGCATCTTTACCAGGGTTAGATGCAAATCCGTTCATTGATTCAAGAATTGTACATACGTTTGGAGATGCAACTATGAAGTTTGCTCCACCACGCATTGTTAATTGGTGAATTTTGTTAGAAACTTTTTGTAATTTAATACCCAAAGTCTGGAACCATGTTGATTTGTTATAAGCCGATGCTTGAACTGCGTTAGTATCAACTGCGAAAGAGGTGGTAGAAGAGTTGTAATCGTATCCAACACGAGCAGACCAATAATCAACTGTTAAAGCGTTTAATTGTAACATTTCAAGGATTTCTAAGTCGATTTCCAAAGAGATGTACTCACTTAACATTTGAGTTAATTCAGCTTCAGCGTCAATTGAGTGATATGCGTTCAAATCTTGTGCAAGTTCAGGAGTCCAAATTGCTTTTAACTTACGAGTTTTAGCAACGATTGGTTCTGATTTTAATTCCAATTCAATTTCTGGAATAACAATATCAGCGCCTGTTCTATCTTCAAAATCACCACGGTTTGCAGCGGTAGGTTGTGCATTGAAAGATACACCTACAGTTTGCGTACCAGTTGCAGTTACACCTGTTGCAAGGAAAACGATAGCCGTACCAGCGCCTGAACCACTAGTTGCGGTAAACTGCGGATAGTATGCAAAGTTTGTACCTGAACCAGATATTGAGAATGTTCTAACAGCATTAAGGTCTGGATTAGTTAAAGTACTTGTTAATACAGTCATTTTTCTAGCCGTACCTGCTGCTACAGAAGAAGATAAAGTTGTGTTTGTTAAATCAAACGCAATATCTGCTAAAGATGCAGTCAATAATGTAGCCGTAATACCTGTTGTAGTTTGGTCATTAACAGTATATCCAAAACGACCAGCTCCATATAAACCACCAGTTGTATCTTGTGTTGATCCAAGTTTGTTACCAGATGCGTTTAATGAATCTTGTCCAAATGCACCGCCTGCACCATACAAAGAAGAACCAGAAGCTGGTTGGTTTTGTGCTGTTGCTGTACTATATTTGAAATCCATATAGAAAATAAGACCAGAAGGTAAGTTCATCGGTTGTACTGAAACGAACTCTTTTGCAGCAATGCTACCAAAGATACGTCTTACTAACGGAAGAGCTACACCTGCCCATTCTTCTGAACCTGCTGCTGTACCTGTACGGGTAGCCTCATCAAGTAATTGTTTAGCTTGGTTTTCAAGCATTACTGCCATACCATGCTTAGTTGATTCTGCGCCTACTCCTTCAAGTAAACCAGTTCTTTCCCACTTTGCTTTCAAACCTCTAGTTTGTTCAAGCATAATGCTTTGTGGGTTAGCACCTGTCATTAATTTTGTTAAGTTCATTTTAATTTAATTTTTATTTTGATTATTTAATAATACCTGCTAATTTTTTAAATCTATCAGAAATCACAGCACTTTCATTTATTACTTGTTTTTGTGCTACAGCTGGTTTAGTTGATTTAACTATTTTGCTAGCTGCGAATCCTTCAGAGATTGCTTTTTTAACAGTTTTGTTAGATGGTACATATTTGAAATTCTCTGCTAATGTAGAGTAAACCAATTTAACTTCTCTAACCGATTTTGTTCTATCCAAAGTTTCGATAACTTTAACTTTTTGTTCGTTAGTCATGTTATGTGCTCTGAATAATTTGTTTGCGAACAATAATTTAGCGTTAAGTAAATTAACTTCATTGATTGTTCCTTGTAACGATTTGATTGTGCTGTAAGCTTGTTTTAACTCAGCTGTAAGAGCTCCATCTTTTTCAGCTTCAGCTGGGTTTTTCATTTCCTCTTCATCTTTTAAGTCAGCTTCCATTTCACGAAGAATTTCTTCTAAGTCGATTACATCATCCTTTTCTTCTTCATCTTCGTTTGTTACTACTTTAGGATCTTCGGATTTATCAGTTCCGGCATCAGAACCGTCTGCATAATCCTCATACATTGAACTTTCATCTTCTTCTTCTTTATCGCCTTCCTCGTCTCCAAGTTGAGCTTCTAATTCACGAATGATAGATTCTAAGTCCATGTCATCTTCTTCGGTATCCTCATCTTCGTCGCCGGTAACATCATAATCTTCACCGTCTTCGTCAGAATCCATACCCATATCATCGCCTTCATCTTCCATGCCATAATTTTCATCGCCTTCAGGAGTTTCATCATCTCCTTCAAGCTCTGCTAAACGAGCACGTAATTCAGCGATTTCTTGATCCTTTTCATCTTCCATTCCCATTTCATCTTCCATGAGAGTGTCTACGATTGTTCTGTTTGGATCTTCAAGACCTCTTTTAGCAGTGGATTTTTTCATACCCGGTGCTAATTCAGTATCAGCATCTAATGTTGGTTGTTTTGCAGGAGTATCAGCTTTGTCTTGACCTACCTTTGTTCCAATGTCAGATGAATCTAATTCCTCATCTACTTGTTCAGTGTCATCATCTTCCATTTCTGCTTCTTGTCTCATCTTTTGAGATAAGATAGATTGTAGTCTTGGAGTAAATGCTTCTTCAAGAGCGAGTTTTGCGTTTGCTAAAGCAGTTTCTTTAACGGCTTTGGCATCAGCGATTGCTTCTTTCAATAATTTTGAATTTGCCATTTTTTTTACTTAAATTTGTTTGTGAAGTTATTAGTGTAGGAACTCCAATGTAATTATGTTGATTGTTCGGTCACACCTTATAGGGAAGGGTATTCATTAATCAACTATGTCTAAAAAATATAATCCCATATGAGATGGGATATTTGATAATATATATAAAAAAATAAATTAAAAGCTTAAAAATTGGTATTATTTCTAAGCTTTTAATTTATATGTAGGGTGTATCTTATTGTAAATTTACTAACTTATATTTTGTTGAATATAATAATTCCGAAATGTTGTCTATTTGATTTTGAATCCAAGTATCTTGTAATTTTTTATCGGTTCTTATCTTTTCAAGTGCTCCACATAATTTTTCAAAATACTTAATTATATTTTCAATATCACAATTAGTATCTAAACCATTAACTGGTTGAAATTTAATAAGTCCGTATTTGCCCTGATACGATTCTACTAATCCATCTACTAATCCTATTATTTCGTCATAGTACGCTTGTAATGCCACATGTGCTGCATATGCTCCAGGTCCTTTAACTCCTAAGTGGAATACATGCGCTTGTGTTCTGCTGTGAAAAAATAATGATGCTAATTGTTCCATTTTATTTATTTTTGTTTTCTCAATATTTTAAAATCTTGTGAGTCAATCTTTCCGTTCTTATTCATATCAATTTTACTCTGATTACCTTTAAGTCCAAGTCTTTGTTGCATTTCTTGCTCACTTATTTCTGCGATTTCAAAGTAACGTCCTAAAACATGTCCCATATCTTCGTAAAGTGCCTCAAGTCTTTCCTCTTGGCTTTTTGCTTCAATTGCCTCTTTCTCAAATTTCTTTTGTAAGTTCTTTAGCTCGCCCATATTACGTTTAATTGTAACCCTATCAAACCAATCACCTGCTTCATGTAGAGTGTACTCCTGAGCCGCATCAGCGATTGCACCCAGTGTCTCTGCTATACTACGAATATCCGATTTTCGATTCATACCCTCTCTATGATGCCCATATGTAGATATAATTTCCAAAAAATGCTTTTTTAATTCTTTTGGCATTTGTTGGTATTCTTCGGTTTCTTTTAGTATATCTTTTAAACGTATCATTATTTATCTTTTTTAGTATCCAAGTGGTTTTTAATTAAATCATCTAATTCTTACTACCAAATGATTACTTTATAACTTTAAACTTCAATATATCTTCAGCTCCAGAGTTAATTCTTTTTAGTTTATCTTTATACTTAGTTTTTGCTAATTTAAGTGTTGCTAGAAATTCATCATGCACATCTTTGCCATCTAAATATATAGTAATATATCCATTTGCTTCACGAGCCCCTGATGATAAAATATCAGGATTATTGTTAAAATCTTTAAGAAAATCTTTTATTGTAGATTTATTAACGGTTTCACCCATATAATTGTGGTCATTGTTTTCAATATCTTCCTTATGAACAATATCGTATTTTTTTAATTTAGATACAACTTGAGTTAATTCATTTGGACTCATTCCTAATGCATCGACCATCTTTGCTATTACAAGTTGTTCTTTTTTTCTAGGAAGCTTATAAGATTTAATTATATCAATGGTTTTATTCAAAAATCTTTCCATAGTAGACGGCAAAGATACTTCCATATCTTCCAAAGCTTCATTTGTTAATGGTTTAAGTTTGATGTTTTTTCTAATAACATTCATCTTATTTATCAACATTGTTCTTTCAGCTGGATCATTACTTCTTTGGAGTTTTTTAAGTAATTCTTTATACTCTTTAGGAAATCCTTCTAATGGATCTTCAAAAGATTCTGCTAATTTTTGTTGTGATTTTTGATTAGCGGGTATTAGATTTATTAATTTTGCCATTTATTTATTTATTTTTCTCTCTTATTTGTAATAATACTTTTGGAACACTATTTATTCCATCGAATCTTAGTACCGATGTTGCCATTGATTTTACATATCCTTCGGTAAAATCAAGTAATTTTTTATCATTTATCAATGTATATAGTTGATTTATTTTAGCAGCTATATATTTTCCTTCTGGTGTTGTTTTATCCAACTTACCGGTCTTGCCATTACCACCTGCTTCATATCCTGTCGAGTAATATGGTCCTGTTGCCTCATTTAAGTTTTGAAGTCTTTCCTTAATTAATGCAATCTCTTGTTGCTTTGTAATTTTAGTTCCTGCAATTTTGTTTATTGCTTTAACTTCTTGTAAAATTGTTTTTTTCATTTTATTATTGTTTTGTATAAATATATTAATTAATTTAATTCGATAAGAATTTCTCGCATTAAGTCATGTGAGCGACACCATTTACCACATTCATCTGCGATTTTCTGCCATTGCTTACTTTCATTCATTGGCGCCATAAATGCACCATGCGTTGATGGGTTTGAAACGAAATCCCAACCTATAATTTCAAAATCTTCCTGAACCATAACCGTTCCATCGTTCATTTCTTTTACAGAACCCAAACCTCTACTACTAATTCCTAAACGAATATTATTTTTTAGAAGTTCTCTTAGTATATTTCCAGATGGTGTTGATAATATTTCTACTACACCACATACATCATCGCCTTCCCAATAGATTTCTCTAATATTATGTGAAACATTTTTAAGATTGATTACAGGTGAATCTGGATGGTCAAGTTCTCCCAAAGCACGTCTTTCTTTAATAAGTTGTTGATACTTATCACATTCTCTTTTAAGAATTTCCTTTGGATATCTACGTTTATTTTGATTTGGGGCTCCAGCTCTTTGTAGGATACCTTTAACAAGGAAAGTTCCATTATCTTCCTCTTGTATTTTTGCTTCAAATAAATGTGTTTCTATTAAGAGTCCTTTATTCATTATTTAATATCATTTTTAATTTTATCGGTTATTGTTGATACAACATTTGAATCTTCCCAAGATTTAAAAAATATGGTTTTTAATTCATTCTCAAGTTTGTTCTTATCAATATCACCCTTTGCGGTATATTTCTTAATTAGGTCTTGAGTATATCCCATTTTTAAAATCTTGTTGGCTGTTACTTGATCAATTCCTTTGTTTTTATTAATCATATTGGTAACATCATCTATGAACGATTTATTATCCGATAACTCTTTTAATATTTTCTTAACAACTACTTCTAATTTTTTATCATCAGAAGAAAAGTATTTCATACCCTTATCTACTAATTGTATAAAATAGTAAAAAATTACTTTACCAATTATTGCCACTGTCATTAATGATATTAATCCGGATATGAAACCTTCATCCATATTTTCTTTATACCCAGTTAGCCTACCTTCTGTCTTAGCTTTATATGCTTTATCTACGGCATTAAAAAACTTCTTCTTCTCCGTATCACTCATTGTAGGAATATTTTTACCAGTTGCCTTTAGCATGGCTTTGAAGAGCTGTTGATACTCCATCTCTTCTCTTACAATTTCCTCAACAATATTTTCTAATTCCGTTAAATTCATTATTCAGATATTTTACGAATTTTCTGCTCAAGCCTCACTAATCTTTCTTTAATCGTATAAATGTTACGATTTGTTGCTTTCCAAAAAGTTTCATTCGTAACACCACTCTCTTGCTTCAATCTACCATACCAATCCATAAACTTTTCCATTTCAGCAAGTTGTTTATTTATGTTTGAGATACCTTTGTTTATTTTGGCGTTAGCTGGACTATCTTCTTTTTTTAGTTCTAACCAACGATTTTCATTTACTGGAGTATACCCAGTCAAATCGGCTTGCTTTTTAGCTTTTGCTTTTTCATTGCCACGTTTGCCAAATGCAAATGGTGTATTATATCCATCAACCGCACCCGTTGTACCCATTTCTCTAACCATTTTACGAATATACTCTTTTAGTTTATCCGTATTTTCTTTTTTATCAGGAAGTCCTTTTTGCTTTGTTGATGCAAAATCTTTAACATCGGATTTTTTCATATTTTTAGCCATATCTTGTGCTCCTTTGCTGAAATCTTTTGGGTTTGCTTCTCCTTTTTGGATAGCATGTACAATTCCCATTAATTTTTGTTGTGATTTACTTACCGCTGGCATAGTTAATTGATTTTATTTTTATTATGCTAAAACATATACAGTTCCTGCTGTTACCGATACACTTCTTACATAGCATGGAAACGGAAACCCAGTAGCTACATGTGCTATACTCATAGTTGCGTATGCGCCTCTTAGTGTAGGATTTCCTCCGTCTAATGTTAGAACTCCGGCAGAGCCTGTTGTTGCTAATATACCCCAAGCATTTTGTAATGATCCCGATTGACCGGTAGTGTATGTAGCTGCATTACTTGTTCTAAAATTTGTCATATCTTATTTATTTTATCTTATTTTTCAATTCACCCAAAAGTTCGTAAGTCATCATCAATGCAGATAGATGTTCTTCTTTGATACGTTTTACGGATTTGATTTTTTTAATATTAGCTATTGTTTCTGCTAATTTAATTTTAGTTACTTTATCATTAATTTTTATACCAACTTCTTTTAAATTTGCACTAAGAGTTGTAATCTGATTAGTAACATACTCACTTAATTTACCTGTGTTGTTTATATTATTAATATATTCTCTTAAAAGTCCTTTTTGTTCATTACTAAGATTTTTATATTTTTTATTAAATGATTCAACAAGTAGTTTATAAGATATTGCACGAAGGTCTTCATCTTGTTTACGATATTCCTCTAATACAGCATCTTTAATCTTATTATCTTTATTTTGAATAGATGTATTAATTATGTTTTCTGTAATTGTGAAACGTGAATTTACAATATCGGTTGGATCGTATTGTTCATTGGAAACTGTTACTTCAAATATTTTATAAATTGATGCTAAAGCCTTATAGTTTGATATTGGTGATTTTATAAACTCCTCCAAACCATATTGTTCTTTGATTATCTTTATTAAGTTATATTTTTCTTTTGTAAGTTTAGTTTCATCAAGTCTTTTACGAGCTTCGCATATCGTATCAATGAATTTTTCTGCTTTGCTTTCAGAATTATACTTTTCATTAACTAAGTATTGATAAAGTTTTAATTCTTTAGATAATTCTTTTTTGGAGTTGAAATGTTCTTTTAAAATTTTTTCCGCAACCGATTTGTTTGATGACATTATTTCGGAAGTAATTTGCCTTACCAGTAATTCAAATATAAATCCGGTATTTTTGAATTTTGAATGTTTTATTTTTTTCATCAATTTATAATTTGTCAGATATAAATATATAATTTTTATTCGTTTACTATAACCATTAATAATAAATATGATTTTTATTATTTTAAATGTATTTAGTATGTCAAATTATATATTTTAAAGATTATTAAGTGTAAAATTATAAAACAATTTTTTTATTACCATCCATATCCTTAAATATCTCTTGATAATTGTTACGAGGTTTGAATTTAACGCTACCTTCTTTTTGTTTTAATTTCTTAATACCAAGTGGGTCACGTCCTAATGGATGGTCATCTTTACCATATCGTACCGTATCTTTTGGTCTACCTACTTTACCATCTTCTTCTAATTCCGTTTTTATCTTTTTTATTTCTTCCTCTACATTAGTTGGTTGTTCTTCGGTTTGAGCCGCAGGGTCTACACCTTGCGTTTCAATTGAAGTCAATCTAAATGCTTGCTTAACATCTTCTAATATAGCAAGTGTCTGCTCATCTTGTTCATCTTTAGCCATCTTCATAATAGAATGATACATCCATTCTTTTGAAAACATTTTTGTATTCTGCATTGAGCTTATTAATTCAACTTTAGATTTATATAATTCAACTTGCTCTTGTTCATATATTTTTGAAGGAAGTGTAAGTTCAAGACTAAATTCTGTCAATCTTTCATCATCAATACCTTGTGAGTATAAATGTATGATAGCTATTTTAGTCAATTCGGAAACCAATACACGCTGTATTCTTTCTATTGTTTTTGCAAATCTTATATCTAAAGATGCCAATGTTGCTTTACCACCGGTATCTTCCTCATACCCCATATATGCCTTTGGAATTTTAAGAGATGCCATTAACTTATTTTTAAGATAGTTAAGTTCATCAATCATACTATACTCCAATCCTTTTAAAGTATCTATTGAAGTGCCATTATCACTACCACGTACAGGTAAATAATAATCTTCAATCATATTTTGAACATTGAATTTAAGATTATAGTCACCAGTCCTTTCATCTACAAATGGAACTTTTTTAGAGTTGTTTATAATTTTTTGGATGTAGTTATCAACTTCGGTAGGCGGTATATTACCAACATCAATTTTAAAAATACGTTTTTCAGGCGCTCTCATTATTTTATGCAATATCATTGCATCTTCCATTAATTGTATTTGTTTCCAAACACGGCGGCCGCCTTCAATCATTGCTTTACCATATGGTAAAAAGTTTGAATCTGAATTTAGACGGAAGTGAGCTATTTCGTAATTTTCAAATTCTTTTTTTGTAGTTTGCCCATATGCTCCTAATGGATTTTGATATGGTGCGTATACAAATTTAACTCTTTGTGGATTTTTAGGGTCAAAGTTTTCAACACGACTTATTTCATAAGGCGAATATGGATAAACATTTACAATACCAACACCTTCAGACATTTCCAATTGTAGAAAGAAATCTCCATATTTTACAAGATTTCTAGTCCATGGCCAAAGATTAAACTCTACATTAAGGATATCATAAAAAAGATTTTCAAGGATTTGCTTTACATTATGATCATCATGATGTATTTTTAATACTTGTCCGGTTTCATTACGAGCCGTGCATTCGTCTGCAAAAATATCTAATGCAGATGATAATATCGGGTCTTGGTCCATTGAATCATAATCTCTGAAAAGATCTATTCTAACTTGCTGATATGCTAGTGATGAGTCAATTTGACCTGTGGAATAGTTTGTAACCTTTAGTTTCATAAACCTATCCACAAGGTTTGTAGTCATATTTTGATACTCATCGGTATCAATTACCTTTGTACCTTTAGGAGTTTTACGAACTATCGTATTGGTTGAAAATAGTTTTTGTAACCTACTATATATTGATTTATCTGCCATATTATTTTATTAAATTCAAATGTATGAAAAATTTTTGATATTACCAAGTACGACATGCCCAATATCTTGCTTTCCATCTTGGACCGGGACTATCACAATTCATTCTTGCTCTAAATGATTTTCTTCTTGCAGGATTATTTTTCTTAATTACCATTCTTTTTCCGCCGGCCGAACTACCACCAAATCCAAAATTTACTTTAACAACATTTCCTTTATCGTTCTTAACATATACTTTGAATTTTTTAATATCTCCTTGCATTATTTTACCAAGCTTTACGTTACGTCCTTGATACTCAGCTTCCAATAAACATGGGCAAGTTGCTTCAGATAGTAATTGATTATATTCTCTCATAAATTTTATAAAAGATTTTTCTTCTTCTATGGTTTCTACATCATATTCATCGATTTCTTCTTCCATAGTTCTATTTGCCATTGAATCGCTTGGATATCTTGGTGGTTCTAATTCCCAACAATTTCCGTTTTCATCGCAATTAAGTTCAGCGGTTTCTTCATTTATAGGAACACAATTTGGCACCATTTTACCATTTTTCATTTTTCCACCTACATTTTTATATCCATCCCAACAATCTTCATTTACTACGGATTCACTACAACTTCGCCAACCACCGCCTTTACCTTTATAGTTCTTTGCTGCCCATCCATTTGCGTATGCTGACGGGTATACATCGAATTTAGATTTAGCTGCTACCTTAGATGCTGCCCACTTTGCTTTATCAGTTGGGCAATTCTTCTCTAAAAAGAGGTTTAGTCTTTCTTCAATATTCATAGTTTCATTTTTTTTCTTTCCTTTGCAATGTGCTTTTTGAGAGAAACCTTTTGGATTATTACAATTTATACTATTTTTATATTTTTGACTCCATCCTTCATTTTTTGTTTTAGTAGAAACATATATCGGAGTCTTTCCTTGTCCATTACTATTCTTACCACCTCTATCTGCTGCGTTTTGTGCTGCTCGTTTTCTTCTAGTGGCACTTTCCTTTTCTTTTTTACTCATTCCAGCTGCTTTAGCTGCAGGAACACATTTTGCATAACCACTTTTTTTACCGGAAGTGCCACATGGTGGATGTTTACCATTTACTTTTTTTCCTATATTTACCCATTTTTCTTTAAACCATTTGTTTAAATCTTCATTTTGTGTTTGCGTAGAAGAATGTGGTTTTGGTGTGGGCCCACCTACTTTATTTAGCATATCTCTTAGCTTTATCATGTTTCATCATCCAATCTATAAATATATAAAAATTTGATTTAACCCAATAACCAAGTCAAGCTCGATTGTTCACCATTTCCAACATCCATTTGATATGGATTTGATTTTAATCCATTTATAGTATAGACACTATCATACTTTGCTACATGCGATGCGTTTAATATATTCTTTGTCAAATCAACCCCTTCTTGTTTAAGTCTTAATGCCGTATTTCTTACCCATAGTCCGATTGCTAATGCCATAGTAAGGTCATCGTTATATCCTTTCATAGCTTCCGCTCTACCACCATTCCAAATAAATGTAAATAATTCATCTATTAGTCTTACTGAACGTATTAGAATATCTTTGTTTTGTATATATGAATCCAATGATGATATAATAAGTGGTCTAGTCTTCGATGTAGTAGAAAACCCAGCAACCATTTGCCTTTCATCTCTGTAAAACTTATTGCTCATCTGCCTTTCAACATCAATATATTTAAGGTCATTACTCATATAAAATAAATTACCATATCCCCTATCTATAATTTGCTGAATCGTTGCCCAACCTACATTTGAGTTTTCCACAACTAATAGCGCATTATTATACTCGGTTGCCACTGCTGTTAAAAAGTTTCCAAAATCTTTTGTTTCAATCTTGCCACGATATTCTGCTACTTGCGAGCTATCTTCTATATCAATTATTTGAGCAGTAGAATAATCGGAGCCATCGCCACGAGCAACGTCAGCTACAACCATATATTGACGATTATAGTTTGGATGTTCCCATACCCATAAGTTTCCATCAAATCCACGTTTTTCGACAGGGTCGGTTACATATGTATCTTTGTACCACATTAGTAGATGTGGGTCGATTACCGTATCACCTGAACTTACAAAATCACAATCACATTCTTGTGCTGCGCCTTTAATTCCTAAAATACGAGTTTGGTCATCTCTCCAATCTTGCTTTCTTTCCGGATGTACCGTCCAATGTAGTTTGATATTGTGAAATCCATTTGCACCACTCTCACCATCTACCCACATTTTATGAAACCAATTACCCACACCATTTGGCGTAGATAATACAATTGCCGAACCACCGGTAGATAATGTTGATTGTGCCGATAGCCAGATTTCATCGATATCACGAATAAATGCCGCTTCATCAACAACTAATAGCGATAGTGCTTCAGAACGTCCTGCATCAGGTGAAGATGCAATTGCTTTACATTGTGAACCATTCTTTAATTTGAGTGATAGTTTATTATCTTCAACCGAGCTATTACCACCATCCCGCAACCATATCGGTAAAAGGTCGTGCATAACTCTTACTTTTTCAACTAAGTTTTTTGCTACCGTTACTTTTGTTGCGATAACAAGCGCATTGAAGTCCTGATTGAATAGCATTTTCCAAAGAATGTATCCAGCGGAAAGTGTTGAAAGTCCAAGTTGACGTGATTTAAGAATAATATTAAAACGATTATTTTTAAAATCAATCATACAATCCTCTTGAAAAGGATATAAGTGAAATGGTATTTTACCACGAGTCGGGTGTTGGATAACACAGTATTTTTTCATAAAGTAAACTGGGTCTAATCCACATTTACGATATTCATCTGCTATAATTTCTTTTAATGTTTTTTTCGGTTGCGATTGTACTGACATTTTTATCTTACTTAATAAGACACTTTATTAATATCCCCACAATCACACCTACTATAGCCCCCTTTTTAAGAGCATTCTTTTTTACATTTTGTATTTGTTCTTTATGTAACGCAATTTCAGTATTTTTATTTGCAATTGTTTGATTGAGATTTACTACTAAAGTATCTTGTTTTGAAATAGTTGATTGAAGATTTGTAATCTTCTCATCTTTAATTTTTAATTGATTTTTTAAATTATTTATTTGTATAGTTTGTGAGCTAATGATAGAGTCTTTCTGATTAACAACCTTTAAGCAAACACTATCGTATGTGCCGATTTGCCCATTAAGTTTTTCAAAAAGAATAAGTAAATCGGAGTTGTTATCAAGTGCTTGCGCTTGCTCAATAGTTAATATAACAACTTTTTGACCCAAAGAATCTACATCAAATTTAGGATATGAGATTTGCGATTTGGCTGTACAAAATATTAATACAGAAATTATTATTGAAATTACTTTTTTCATTAGTTAGATGTTTTTATTTTAAGTGAGTTTAATAAATCATTGCCTGTGCGATTTGCCGGGTGTGCTTTAACAGAATCAATTTGATGACGAGTTTGCTCAAGCGTATGTTTTATATTATTTAATGCAGCTTGTGATTTTTTTGCTATTGCAATATCTTTTGCAATCTCATTGTCTTGATTTTGAATCGTAACACTCAATATACTATCTTTAACGTTAAGTTTTGTATATTCGGTTTTTAATTGTGTAATATCATTATTCAAGCTATCACGTTGTAATTCTAATATTTTATTAGCTGCATCTAATTCTGATAATTTCTTTTTATACTCCGTATTGTCATTACCAAAGAAAGTAAAGTACGCAAATACCAAACATATAATGGTAAGAACGATTGTGATTGTATTTTTCATATTTTTATTTTATTAATTCCGAATGTCCTAATTCTATAAACTTTTCTTCAAGCAATGCAATTCTTTCTAATAAAAGTGCGATTGCATTAATTGCGCCATTTATATCGTTTTCAATATCATTTCTAACCTGATTAATATCAATATCCCATTTCCATTCACTTATAGTACCATCTTCATTTACCATTTGTAATTTAGTTGATAAATCTTTTAGTGCCTGTTCGTATTGTTCTTTATACTCTCTTACCGTACTTAATTTATTTTTTGATATTTTATAATCCTCATAGTAAGGCCATGTTCCATCGAGTTTTAATCCTTCTTCATATTTTTGTAAACAATCTACACACATTCCTGTTTTAGCTATTAGCTTTTTATCGGTATGCATGTATGTATCGGTTTTACAATCTTGATTTGAACAAGTTGTTATTTTCTTAAGATATTCACGTATTTCATCAAACTTAGTTACTGATATTTTGTATCCATCCTTTTGCTCCCAAGTTTTACCATCTTTATCAGTCCAAATATCACCAACTTTTTTATCAGGCTCAATTTCACCTTCATATCCAAAAGTGTGTTGTGTATTATTTTCCCTACCAAATACCGTATCAATTATTTTTTGACGAGATTTGTGTACTCCTTTTGCTTTTTGGTCAAAGCTAGTTCTTTTTGCCATACTATATGTTTTTATAACTGTTTTAAATATATATCAAATTATTCGTAAAAAATTCCCAAAATTTGGTTAAGCGGGGCAAACGTTCCAGTAAGCTTATAAGTTTTTCCATTATAAAAGAATACCAATCCTTCGGATGCAACTATCTTATCAATACCGCCTAAATTATTTAATCTTTGTAATTCGGTTTTTAATTTTTGTATTTGAGCAGGACTTCCGGCGGTTCTAACTTGTTCTGCGGTTGCCTTTAATCTATCTTTCATATTACGAATTGCCTTATCAGGATGTACAGTTAATACAGACCCAACAAATGAAAGTATATCAGCTCCAACTCCTAAAAATATTTCTTCAAATGGACGGATATTATCTTTTTGTTGTTTTGCTACATTAACTTTATCAGTATTTAATGCCCATTTTTGCAATTCTGCGTTTGATATTGTATTAATCTTAAATGTTTTATCACCAAATGCCCAACGTCTAACTAGTGCTTCTTTTGTCATTTTATCAACCTTAACTGGAGCTTTTTTATTTATAAAATTTTCCCACCAACTTTGATGATATAATGAAATAGTATCATTATCGGTTAATCCAAATTCATTTTGTAATTTAGAAAGTTTTGAAAAATATTTTGGTTTAAGAGAACTTAAATTTTGATTCTTTGGTATTTCGGTAATTGGTGGCCCTTGTATTGTGTATTTACTTTGTACATCTGCATTAATTTGTTTAATCATTCCGGCCAACATTCTTGCTGTTGTTTGCTCTCCACTAATTGCTGTACCTGATACATCATAGCAAGTAGTATTATGAAATACTAATAATGCTTGTCCATATGGTATTACATTTACAGATGTAGGCCATATTACTTCAATATTCATAAAACATTTGCCTTCATTGAATATTTTATCACGTTGAGCTTTTGTCAATCCTGCAATTGCCGCAGATAAATCACGCATTGCAAAGTTGTATGCATCTGTTAGTCCACCACGTCCTGCAAACTTAGCCGCAACTTCTTCAATACCCATTGCGTTTGCTCCTGCGTTTTGCAAATGTCCTTTATTTCTTGCAGCAATCAATCTTCCGTTTTTCCAACTTATTGCCAAAGCCTGTCCATCGGTTTTTTCTCTTACTACTCCTAAATCACCATCTAATGCTTTACTAATAATATTTTTAAGGTCACCAAACGTTAAATCCATATCATCAAATGGATGTGACATGTGTCCATATGCTCCACCTTCTAATAAAAGTTTTGATTCATTTATATTTTCTTTTATTGATTTTATAATCGTTGGTTCAACATATGCATTTCTTCTTATTTTATAAACTTGACCATGATCTTCATTGTATGGTTCTTCTCTATTATTAAATGGCCAAACCTCCCAAGTTCTTTTTTTATGCTCAGCATATTCTTTTGATTTAGTTGGATGCATCCAACGTTTACCTTTACCATTTTCTTCACTTCTATTAAAGGTTGGGATTACTAAATTTTTACGATAATATTCATATGAATCGCTTGGGTGATGTAATCTTTTCCAACCAATAATATCTGATAATTTATCTGCCGTATCATCAAATTCTTCCCATTTTTTTGAATACGGCATTTTTACGGTAGTAGAGCCGCCATCTTGCGATATGGCGCCCAATATATCATTTGCTTCATCTAATTTTCTAAATGTAATTGCTTGCTTACCATTAATAGTTGGTATTTCATATGTATTTTCTTCAATCATTTTATCATAAAAACTATCAAATGCTTCTTCAATTGTGCGGAATGTATTTGCACGCTTATTATTGATAGTAATATTTTCATTTTTATAGTGAGTATCATCATCCCATCGGCTTGCTCCCGATCCATAATATCCATCAGCTTCTGAGCTTTCTTTATTAATTTCAATTGCTGCCAATTGTTTTTTAGCCGATTTGTATGTGCTATGCGTTCCTAATCTTTTACCACCTTTTTTTGGATATACAATATATTTACTACCGACTTTTTTAATAGTTTCAGATAATGATATTCCAATTTGGTCTTCAATTTCTTCAACCTCATTGTGCCCCATTTCCATTATATCTTTTAGAATCTCTTTTATTTTTGCATAAGCATTTCCGGTAATTATTGCTGCTATTTTTTGTTTCATTTTAGCATCGCCATCTCTATAATGTTGGAATATATTTTTGAAATGTATATCACGTTTACTTACTTCGGTAAGATTACGTTTACTATTAGTTTCATCTGTTAATTTTCCATTTTTTTTGTCTTGAGTTACATCTATTGCCTTTTCTTCACTCTTTTCAAATTTAGTATCTATACCAATCGACCTTCTTAATTTTCTAGCAACATATTTTACAGTATACATATTTTCTTCATCGGCACCATATATTGCATCTGCTATTGGATAATCCAGTTGTAGGTAACCTCCGCCGGTAAACCAATCATCACCTTTATTCACACCATCATTTGCTCCAAGCGTACGTCTGTGCCCAGCTGGCAGATATCCACCATCCGGTTGACCATCATCTCCAGTATTGTTGCTAACTTCGTTTATATATTTTACGCTTTCCATATAAATTGCTTTATTCTTTTTACCATAATCCCTTAATAGTATTCCTGCTACAGCGTTTGCTTGATTTTCTATTGGTGAACCAGTATCGCCATCATTTTCAGTTCGTAGCATCCCCATTTCATCTTGCTTTCTATGTACCAATTCATGTGCAATAGTTCTACATATATCGGCAGTCATTCTACCAGGCACAACAACGTATATATCTTTTGTTACCGGGCTATATCCACCTAATGAAGATACGGCATTGGAATATTCACCATCTAATAATAATTTTACTTTTGGTTTATCTTTAAGTTTAAGTCTTTCACAAGCGTAATCAACAAAATCTTGTATATTCTTTGCTTTTTCTAATGTTACAGATTCATTAATTGTTTTTAGTATATCTTTTGCTGTATTCTTTTCTGAATTTTTATTATAATTCTTAATAGATTTTAATAATTCCTCATCCGACATTTTATAAGTTGCCATTACTTCCATAGTCCTTTTTAGTAATGTATCCACTAATTTTGCATTCTTATCATTATCATTCTCATTATTATCATCGCCTTCCATTAAATGACCAATTGCACCAACTGCGGCAGTTGCTCCAGCGGCGTGGTGTCCTTTAAGTCCCATAGCTTCAAACGCAGAGTGTTTTATCAAATCCTTTCCAACATGGGAGGCTATACCTGTTGCTCCGTGGTGTGCAATTGCACTTACACCATGCGCAGCGCCATGCCCAATCGCATGTCCTAATCCGTGTGCAGCCCCAGCTTTTGCTGCAGCAATACCACCACCAACGGCTCCACCAATAGCTGCTCCTGCAACCAATGATGCGGCAAGTAATGCAATATCTTTTGCAGCATGTTTTAATGAATGCTTTTGGTGATGTTCCTCATGCTCGGATTTATGTTTTAATTTCTTTTCTTCAGGCGTTAAATCCGATTTATCTACCCATACTGTTTTTTCCTTTGCTGTCTTTGGGTCGATTTGTACAGTTTTATTTTTAAAATCCGTATGGTGTACATATTTACCATTTGCATCCTTTACACTACCAAGTTTACCGCCTGTAGCTAATGTTTTTATTGCAGCACCAACTCCTTGACACATTTCTTTTTTCTCATTAGCCCAATGTTTGGCGCCACTCCATAATTTATTACCAACTTTTGATAAAAAACTTTTAGATTTTTCAGCCATATCCTTTCTTTCCGGAGAATCTGGGTTATTTACGCTTTCAACCGATTTTTTATCATCAGTTGATAGTTTTGACATTTCATGATCGAGTGATGCTTTTATTTCGTCATTCTTTTTAGAAGCTTCCTTTTCTCCAGGTGCCATTTCAGCATTGGATTTTAATTCAGCTCCACTTAATTTTTTTGGCGGCATTGGTGGTGGAGGCGGCGGACCTTGTTGTTTTGGCTTACCATCTTTACCAGGAATTGTTATATCAGGCTTACCATCGCTCTTTTTAACAACAGAACCTGCTACCTTTCCAGGTATACTTACATCCGGTTTACCGGCAGTCTTAGCAGCTGGTGCGGCAGTAGCTGCTATTTTTGCAGCTTGTATATGCGCAGGGTGGTCTTTTGGTAAACGTAATGCATCTCTAGCTTTAATTTTTTTAGATTGACCTTTTGTATTTTTATATGTAATATCCTGGTCTAATGCTTTATTTGGTTCAGCTTCATTTAAGTAGTTACTTATAAATTCGTTAAATGCTTCCTCTGTGACTGCGTTAGCTATTATTTCACTAATTGGGTCATATACATATTTTTTATTACTATCCGTAGTATGTATTTTTTTACTTAATTTTTTTACATCTTTTGGATTGGGTGCACCATTTATGTATCCACCGGGTAATGTAAGCCCTACACCCACTCCACCTGGAAAACCATCTTCCGTAACATCATCATCATCATATCTAGTTGGATTTAGTCCAAAACTTCCAGCCTCACCAGCGCCAACCATTGGTGCTGCCTCATGCAATGATTTTATTTTATCAGTAATCATTGTAAATATTTGTTTATTAAATTTTGGATAAGCTTTAAGGAAAAACTTCTTAGCACTTTCTTCATCGCCACCAAGACCATTACGAACATCTGTTCCTGATATTGGATTTGATTCTGCTGGTACTGGCCAAACATATCCTATCTCATTATACCCATAACCGGCCTTACCGTTATATGGTTTGAAATATTTTCCTTGAAGACGTGTCGCATCCTTTGCTCCAACAGCAGCAATATATTGAGTAGTCTGTCCATCGAAATGCTGCAATATTTCAACTGGTTTATATGGATTTCTTATTTGTACAAAATGATTAGAAGGGATGCCAAACATAGTTGTAGCAATTTTCTTTTTTTCATTAAAATTAAATGGTGATTTAGAATCATTTGTATCATTTGAAGTGCCAATGTATACACTATCTTGTCCAAATTTACTTACAAGTCTTTTATAAGCATCGTAATGCCCTTTGTGAAATGGTTGAAAACGACCTGCGTATATAACGACAGTCTTCGTAACAAGTGGTTTAGTGATTTCGCTTATTATATTCATATAGATAAATATTCAGTAAATAAATATTCTTTTAAAGACAAAAAGTCTGGAAGTGCTGTCAGTTATTACTTTTATTATTCTTTTTTTATTATTTAAGTTTTATAGTGCTATAAGTGCTGATCAGTTTCAAGAGTAAAAATGTAAACATACGGAAAATTTCTGAACTTTCCAAATTATATAAGACAAGATATTTTAGAAGTTTGTATTATTTCATTTACATAATTATATGAGCAGTATGATTTGCTATAATTAGTTGGGTCTATTCCATATGGGTATTCTTCTTGAAATGCTCCCTTATAGAATTGTGCTGTGAGATTATCTACTACACCTGCGTTATGAAATATTGATACATTATACCAATCTTTAATCGGGTCGGTAGCCCAACAAAAATCCAATCTTTTATCTACTCGCGTTTCGTTTCCAAATAACCAAGCATTCCAAAGTAGCGACCACATACCAGCTGTCCATTTTTGTATTGGCTCACCTTCGCCTTCCCATTGTGGTTCTATATCATTAAAATATTTGTATAATTTTATAGAATCATTTTCAACTTTATCCCAATACTCATAAGTTGTATTTTTTACTATATGTTGAGCTCCGCCGGAATTACTATTCATTAATTTTGGTATCAATGGGTCTATTCCGATTATATTACACATCCCATTATATACATCTTGACCTTTTGTAAAAATGTATTGTGTACCTATATAGCCAACCGTATCGGATAGATACCAAATATCATCATTCAGCATATCCGAAAAATCTACATATTTAGTAAACACAATATCGCAATCATGTAGAAATAATACTTCATCTTGCAGATACGGGTGTGATTTTATATGTTGTTTTAAGATATTAAAATAAACAGATGGAATATAACTAAAATCCGTTCTACTATCTTCATAAAAGAAAAAACGAACATAGTTGTATCTATCTGCTAATTTATACCAATTTTCTATATTTTCTTCCGAACTCGTTAAATCATTTGGATTGTAGGCAATTAATATATCCATATCATTACCACTTATTCCATTTTTTATAAAGTTATTTATCATAACTTCAACTTGCCAACTATAATACTTAATGCGTGGTTGTACACAAATGTAACGTAATTTTTTCATTTTAAAATTATTTAAGTATGGTACATTGATAATCTAATATATGTTTCAGATTGCCAAGGAATATTAAGTGGTTCGCCATCATCGTTTGTAAATACAAACGATGATGTCCCAGCCGCAATATTAACATTAGCTATATTTTCAGCAATACCTCCATTATTATTTACACGATCTAATGATAGATATGCGCGATGCCCTTTACTTAATGGAAAACTTTGAGATGCCGTTATTGCTATATCATAATAACTACTACTATATGTTAATGATGATGTCGCACTGCCAGTTAATGGATATGTAACGTTTAATCCTGCTGAATTTTTAAATAATAAACTACCACTATTTATAAAAATATTTTGAATAGTTGGAGAATATCCTGCCATACTTGAGGAAATATATACTTGGAAACTTGATGTGCCAGGCAATGTAGTAAATGTTAGTTCATTACCATATGCCGCACCAATTGAACCAGATGCATATGCTTTAACATAATAAGTTGTTCCAGGAGTTAATCCAGTTAAACTTCCACTAAACGGAACGTTCAACGTATAGCTACTTTCGGATGTTTTTGCTATATTTGCAAAGATAGTAGGCGCAGTTGTATCATTTAAAACTAATCCAACTTCCACTGGAGATATGTGGCCTGTTACGGGTTCAACTGTTACACTACCACTACCAGATACGGATGTTTGATTAATAGAATATACTGCATTCGTTGTAACCACAGGCAATACATATAATGGTGCAGCAGTATAATCAGCCGACATTGAAAAATATTGAGTAAGACCATCTACACTTGCTGTATAATAAATATTTTTAACTCTTCGAGATGAATTTGTTAATGAACTTGTAAAGTTTTGAAAAGTTAAACTTCTTTGAGTGGTAGCAATATAATCTAACCCACCTGGATAAGGATATGGGCTAGATACATCGCTTGGTAATATGTAATTATCATATTCATCATATGCACTTGATACGAATAGTACATCTCCATTCGTTTGGCTCAAAACCCAACTTATATCCAATGTAGGTTGATTTGGGGCTATATCCAAGCCAGATATTCCTCCCGTTTTATTTGAAACTATAAATTTATTTTTTGGATTAACAAGTGATGCGTATTGTAATAAAAAACGTTTTGATAAATTATTACCACCAACAAATGTATAAGCCGTTTCAACAGTAATTGGCGCAAGTGCATAATTTATATCATAAAATTCAAATTTAAAATCAAATGTTTCATTTGCAATTTTTTGATTTGGAACTATTCTAAATGTAAATTCATTTGGAGAAAATGCAATTTGTTGATACGGAGTTAAGCTTATATCAGATAACTCCCAATTACCATTATTTATAGTAAAGTTTAGACTACCAGACCCATCATTATCGGCTACAAAATTAATTGATTGCCTATCTAATATTATTTTATTTGAAAAATTATGAGAACCAATTGATTTTCCTCTTTGTGTAGTTAAATTATCATTATTAAACGCAGATCCTGATAAGTAAATATCCAAACTTGCAATACCATATGGTGTAGATTTACAAACTAAATTATATGATAAATTATATTCTGTATTTTTTATAAAAGAAAATGAATTTTTAGTTTCAAATTTGGCAAGACCATCGGTTTTATACGATGGTATTGTACTGGGTTCTAAATATATGGAATGTGAATAAAATGATGAACTTGCATTTATCGTATATACCAAATTTGTAGTACCGTCTAATGTAGTAGTATTCCAAAACGTAGATATAACATCAGTCGTAGTAAAAATACCAGTTCTTACGTTTAAATTATTTAAGTAGCTATCTGCTAATAACAATTGATTTGTTTCCAATCGTATATCATCCAATAATTTATATCCTTGTAAATCATTTCTACTTTTTGCATAAGCTTTTACTTTATATACTTCTCCTGTAAATGTTTCTAAATCTTTTATTGTTATATAAGCGTATGATTGGCTCAACCCAGATTGTAAGTATACATCTTTAGTTTTTGTAATTGATATATCAGCCGACTCAAAGGAATTAATAAATCCCAAACCATCATGCAGAGCGACAGTTGCTGCAGTAAAAGTACCAGGATCAATGATACCATATCCCGGACCATCGGCATATATTGGCGAAACCGAATCATTTAGATACAATCTATATTTTGATCCAATTTGTGTATATTTCCAAGCTGTCGTATTCCATCGCGCCAATACAGGCGATGAATCTGGATATTGTATCCCTTCACCGTCGGTGCCACCTGCATTTATGCGAGTGCCTGGACTACCACCATTATAATTGCCAGTTCCTATTATATTAGTTATATTTATTTGATAATTTTCATTTATAATATTATCTAAAATGTATGTTTTAGATAAATCATCTGGAACATTAAGATATGGATAATTTGTAGTTAATCCATTATCATAAGAAACAGCATTATTTATACGACCATACGGATTGATAAATTCTATATAATAATCCGATCTTGCATTTAAGAAAACTTCTTGCAAGTATACCGTACCAGTTGTATCGGGCCACTTTATTGTACCTGGAGTATATGTACCATAATCATCCAATGCTGGAACATTTGGTTGAATTATATTATTCGAACCAGTATATGCATATGTTTGTATAGCTTTAAAATAAAAATTAGTACCTGTAGCTGCTCCTATAATTTCTCTTACGCCAACATCATAAAAACGACAACCTGCTCCACCATTTTGAATAATTTTATAATAAGAACCTTCTTTTAATGTAGATCCTGGACCAAATATAGAACCAGTTGTAATTGTTATATTTTCACTATTAATCTTATTGGTTAAGTATTTATTATAATCGTAATAATAAGGATTACCTAACACACTACTTCCTGAGCAAAAAGTCGTATAGGTTGTAGTTTGCGTTGTTTTAGAATATAATGGTATCGTTTGCTCCTGAATGGTAACCGATGGTCTTTTATAAAATCTAATCCGTGTTGTGTTGTTATGATATGGTTGTACGTTAATTCGTTTTTGCCAACGTACATTATGCCTGCCTAACCATTCATCTGGAATAGGATATTTGCCACCATTCGTTTCAAATGTTGCCAATTCGCCCATTATAGTTATTGTACATGGGCCGAAAGCCGTATCAGGATATACAATTACCGATACAACTATATTAGTACCTTCATAATATTGCGGATTTCCTCTAACAGGTTCGTGATAGATTACATTTCCTTGAGAATCTTTTATTTCTATGGATATTGTACTATCTGCGGCAAGGTATTCAGAACCTTGTATTCTAAATCCATTTTTACCACCATTAAATGTATCTGATAATTCTGTTATTTTAAAATATCGACTACTTTCTAAATCATCGTTAATATAATACGACCACCTATCTAAATTTATTGGAAACAGAGTTTTTTTTATAATCGCCATTTAGTATAAACGTTTGATATAAATATTGATAAAACTCAAACTTAAAAATCAATCTTACTAAAGCCATCTATTTTTTTAATTTCAATTAGACCATCTACGATATCACGCATTTGTTCTAAATGTGAAATTACCCAAATAAAATCAAATTGAGTTTTAAGATATTGCATCATCATAAATAACGAAGAAAGATTATCAGAATCCAATGTACCAAATCCCTCATCAATAACAAGAAAGTTTGGTCGAGGTAGATTGCATATATTGATTAGTGCAACTCTAATAGCAAGTCCGCTTACAAACTTCTCCATACCACTACACATTTCAAGTGGCCACTCTTGGTCATCGTATACAATTTTTGCATTAATAGATTTACCATCGACCTCCATTACACAACCAAAATCCACAACCTGTGCTAATATATTATTAACTTCTGTTTGTATAACTGGTAATGCCTTTGATATTAATTCATAAGGAATACCATCACGCTTAACTGCATCTAAATAATAGTTGTATAGGCGCCCTTTCTCTTCTAACTCCTTAACTTCTATCATCTTATTCTTAATACCCTCTACAAACGATTGTAATGAAGCAATAGTACCATTTAAGGTTGTTACCTTCTTATTTAATTCTCTTATTGAGTTATCAATCCCACTCTTTATGTTTTCAAATTCCTTAATATCGGATTGAATTTCTTTATTACGTTTTATCGTATCCTCATTATCATTATATCGCTTAATATCACCTTTAACCGCTTCTAATTGAGTTTTAAACAATTCCTCTTTTGTATCCAAACCTTTTAGCTCTGCTTCTGCTTTTTCTTTGATTACAATTCCCTTTTGATATTTTGATTTGGATTCAACCAATTCATCCCATTGTTCTTCAACATCGGATATATAACTTGCTTGCTGAATGAGTGTTTGTTGTTTATTACCCAATTCTAATAGTTCTTCGGTTTGCTCTTTAACTTTTTGTTTTGTAGCAATGGCATCTTTAACAAATACATTGTTCATACAATAAGTACAATTTGGGTCATACTCATGTGCTTCCAAATGTGAAAGTTTTTCCTGATTTGAATTAAGTAATTGTTCTAATAGCTCAATCTTATGCTCGGTAGTATTTATTTCTGATTTATATTCATCCCATTGGCGTTTAGCATCTTCAATAGGTCTGTTATGAATGGTTTTCTTTTCTTCTATGGATTGTGATATTTCCGCTAATAGATTACCAAACTCACCAATTTTATTTTTCTTATTTACTTTTTCAATTTGAATGTTTAGGATATTACCTTCAATATCGGTTTTACTTTTTTCTAATTTACTCAAATCTAATGTAGAATCAATTGGCGCTAATTCTTTTGTAAGAGTTAGTATATTTTCTAATATAGTATTCTTATCATTTGATAGCCCATCAAGTTTAGTTTGTAAATCTTTTAATTCACTCTTTTTGGATTTAAGTTCATTACCTTTATCAGCCAATTCAGTCGTAAAATCAGTCCTCTTAAAGTTTTTAATTAGTACACTAACTTCCTTAATATCTTCGGTTGCTACTTCATATAATTTATCAAATACATTTAATCCCATAAATTGAGCAAGAAGGTCTTTTCTTTCTGATTGAGATTTATCAATAAATAGTGCATTATTACCTTGTAGACTTAAAGCAGTTAGAATGAAATCCTCATAAGTACCAACATATTGTTCAATAGCAGTATTAGTATCACGTCTTTCCGTTCCATTAAGTGAAACTACGATACCACCTTCCGTTTTCCAAAATTGTACATCAACTTTAACATTCTTACCTTTGTTAATTGTACGAGCCTCTCTACAAATGTGATAGTCTATACCATTTATTTGAAAATCCAATTGACAATGAAATGTTGTCTTACGATTATTTAAGATATTTTGTGCTCGGAATGCTCTACTACATTTATCATAAAGGCAAAACGAAATTGCATCAAATAAAGAAGATTTACCTGCTGCATTTGGTGCAAACAAACCCATTAAACCATTTACTTTTTTAAAATCAATAGTATTATTTTCACCATAACTAAACATATTAGAAAATTCAAAACGTATTGGTTTCCAATGTACA